CATTGGTATAATAGACAATAGGTGTATTTAATCCCAATTTATGATCGGGAATATAAATTTGTTGTTGGTTTACCCTTAGTTGTGTTTGACCTATACCAGGATTTGAAAAGACCAAAGTTGTCGCAGTACCTACGACTGCAGTGCCAAGACCCAATGCTTCATTTGGACTAAAATATAGTTGTCTATTTCTCGATAAATTTTTAGTTGTGACAATGCCTGAAGCATTGAATGATAATTTTCTAGGATCGTTTCTGACTAGAATACCTGGACTATGACTAACCGCAAAAGTATTATCATAACCTCTTAAAACTCTAACTCTACTTGAACTTTTATCAACATTCAAAACTTTCAATTTTTCTGATTCAATCCTCAAAATATCATCTGGTTCAATAATATTTTCATTAAGAGATCCAGAAACATAGATATATGTCACAATACCAGTAACTGATCCTGTAGAAATACCTAAATTTGTATACCACCTATCACTACTTACACCAACAGTATAAGAACCTTGTAAATTTTTATATGTCTGAGAAAGACCATCAATAAAAACAATATTGCCAGGAAGGAAATTGTGTGGTGTCGAAGTCAGACCAATAAATTCACTAGAAACATTATTGGAATAAATCTCAACGTCGTTAATGGATGTAGTTGCAAGGCTTACATTATCAATTTGTTTCCCGACAATTTGAGACACCTTGACATTTAAATTAGTGCCACTAGTTCCCTTATTAGTAAATATTGCGCTATCATTAACTCGGTAGTCAGTACCAGGCTCAACTATATCGATATAATCAATATTTCCCAAGGATGTGGAAGTAACATCAATACTTTGTTTCCTTACATTATTTGAATTGAAGATATAATCATATCCACTTTCCCCTCCGTTAGTGTAATAGAATTTTGTATTTCTGAACCAACCTTTACCTTCGATGTCATAATTGGTCTGATTAGATCTTGAAAGGAAGTTGAACGCAATAGGTGTTGACTTATAAGTGTCACCGATTACATATGGAAATATAGGTCTTCTGTAATTATTAAATGGACCAATGGAGTCTAAATTCTCTGATATAGTGCAAAAATATGCGTATACTCCATTTGGATAATCTGGGGTTACGCAAAATCTTCCATTATGAATATCCAAATCTCCATCATTAGTGAAGATGTAATCGTTTGTAAAGAACCCATTAGGAAATGAATCATACGAAGGTCTGCCTTTTTGAATTTTGGCCAAGTTATATCCAGATTTCATGTTAGATATTTTTCCAGTCCCGTCAATATTCTCAAAACCATATGGACCATAAATTGGATTACCATCATAAGCCCACCCAACAATAGGTGAGTGGTAGATACTATTAGTCTCTTCACCAGTCTGAGGATCAAAGTTTAAATCAAAAGTGCCATATAGCTCATTATTTTCGTCAAACCCGTTCACCACATTCAAACTTCTTCTAAGGGCTCTAGGTAAATATAGTGCACAATACTCCAGAGACTGATTAGAAATATTCTCTTCAATAATACCATCGTCATTTAGTATATTATTAAAGTTTTTAGCAAATAAATCTATATTCCAAGATTGAATATTTGCATTTCCTCTAGCTCCATTACCAGCCGATATCACATTAACCTCAGTTTTTCCTGACTGATAACCAGTACCACCTTTGGATACAATTATATTGACAATAGAACCATTTTCGATAATTGGAATCAACACCGCATAATTACCAGTTTGGCTGAGAATTTGTAACTCTGGTGGAGAGTTATAACCACTACCAGAACTATTAATAACAATTTCTACTATTTTTCCATTACTGACAATAGGAGTTAATTTTGCCCCAGTACCAGATTCAAAGGTAATTTCTGGTTGTCTTACAAAATCGATAATATCTGAAGCACCATAACCAACACCATTTGAAGTTAAATCAACAGTTTCAATAGATCCTCTGAAAATTGGTTGAAGTTTGGCTCCATACAAAAGAATATTACCGATAAATGGATAGTCACTAATTAACCAATGAGTACTCTCACTTATCTGCACAAAAAATTCATCTTGTACTACTCCGTTAGTTGTAATCTCAGCTTCGGTGTCTGTCCACGCAAGAACACCTACTGGAGTTACAATATTCTCCTCAATAGGAGATTCGATAATAAACAATTCTTCAAAATTTTCGACAAATGTCTTATCGTAAGAAGCTGCAGCCCCTTCAACCACCACTGTGATTGGTTGATAGTTAAATGATCCTAAACCTTCATTAGTGAAGTTAATGATAATACCATTATCAAAATAATAGTCTGTTGCAACGGAACCAATTCCAATCTCTGTTAGAGAAAACGCATTATCGTTAACTTTAACAACATAGTAATCAGTGTCTTGGGATAGACCAATAATTTTATTACCAATCTCTGGATTTGTATACCTTACAATCTCCTTTGATTCATACCCATGATTCACAATTTCAATCTGATTATTTGCAGTGTTAACTCCCACTGGGGGAATAGTTCTTCTCTTATTTTCATAATTTTGTCCAGGATTAGTGACCACAACTGTCGATACAATTTGTTTTAAATTAGCAGCCACAAAATATTGGGTACCAGATCCGTATTTCGTAATATTAACTGTATTAATGCCAGCAAATGCATCGACTTCATTAATATGAAGTTTAATACTATTTCTAGTGGCAATATTCGCATAGTATGAACCACCAGTAGTAAGACCAGAGATAGCCTTTGTCCCTCTTGGTTCATATATTATTTTTTCACCATCTGAAAATTTATGATCGTCTGGGAACGTAATTGTATTATTGTCTAGATCAACTTGTGTGTTAAAATTCGCAAAAAATAAATTTTCATGTTTAATTGAGACCATTCTTGGTTCCGCTTGTGCCCCAAAACCATTACCACCCAAAATAGTGATCGTGGGCGGCTCATAATAACCAAGACCAGGATCCGTAACATCAAGTCTTACGAGAGATCCCTTTACATTACAAAATCCAGTGGCACCAGATCCAACTTCGTCTTTAATTGATAGTTGTGGAGGGTTAATGATGTCATATCCATTACCACCAGCATTCATAGATAAACTATTGATTTTTCCATAGTAAACACTATTTTGATCTTTATAGTTCAGTAATTCAACACCATTGACAAACATGCCAATAAAACCGGACCTAGTTGTGTACGAGTTAGAATCATTGATTGGTTTTAATATTTGTCTGTATACACCTTGGGGTTCTATATTCTTATTGTAAAAATCTATATAAGCTAAAGATGCATTAACGACAGAACCATTGAAAGTGAGGTAAATTTTCCTAAAGAGGTCAGCCTTACTTCTGGCAAGTTTTATACTTTTTTCGTCAATTCTAAAAACAAAATACGATGCTGAAGAAATATCTTCGAAACCATTACCTCCAGAAGTAAAATAAACTGCATCACCAGTATAAAAACCGTGATCAGGTCTTGTTGTGGGATTGACTGGTAACGTTAGAATATCTGTAGAAAAAAGATTTGTGCTAAAAGTGATTTTTTTATCGTAAGGATTGGTTTCAATGTTGTTATATCTTGCGATAGAGTTAGATGCAATGATTACATCATCACTATACTTAGAGTATGTGTTCTGAACATTTGCAATGTACTGATTTAGATAAGGATATAGTTGAGATTGTCCCTTTAAGGTCTGATTTTCTATTATAAATTGACCAATAAGATTAATTTGCTGTGAAAAAGTTACTCTAATTATTTTTGAAGAGGCAATTCTAGAAACTGTACCAAAAATTGAGTAAGTTCCATCTAAATTTTCATATTTTACCAGATAACCTTCTTTCAAAAAGTGTTCTTTTGAAAAAGTGAACTCATATGTGAATACATCTGCGTCAATAATACTAGATTCTATAATATTCCATTTGGTTTTTATGTTTAAAACGTAATTATTTGCCCTTTTCGTCTGAGATTCATAACCTAGTGACTTTAACTGTATGGTATCTTGTGGTTTATAGTAATAATTACGTCCGTTAGGGATAAAATTCGTCAATGCTGCAGTAAATCTGACTCTTATCTGCTGAGTAGTGTCAATACCAACATATGCATAGGAGTAGGCATTCAAAGTTATGTCAGTTTTCTTCGCAAGTTGGTTATCTACTCCACTTATATTAAAAAATTGATTCGAAGTCTTGCCACTATATGCAATTGCAACTTCATTATTGTCAATATCTAATACACTAAGAGCACCATACTCAGGAAATCCAACCGTAGAGTCAACATCAATAATACTTGAACCAATACTTACGTCGTTAAGAATCTTTGTAAGAGGATTTGGTTTAAATTGGCCGTAAATTGAACCACCTGGACCACTATCCACATTTAAACTAGAGTCAATACTGATTTGATAGTACTGAAAGTTTTCATAAGGTATCTGTTGTACGTTAGTTACAGATCCTCTTGAATTCGTTATGTCTTGATATATTGTAAGATTCTTTAAATTTAATGGATCACCTTGAAGTTGTTCAACAATAAAGTCTTTTGTAACTTTATATTCTGCATTAGATGGAGTAAAAAGAAATTTTGAAGGACGAATGAGGTCTACATCTTCTCCATAAAGTGCCCGAAAGAGAATTTCATAAGATTGTTCAGTGCCTTTTGACTTATAGAAACTGTCAGAGTTCAGTATAAAGTTTCTTTTGTCTAATCCCGAATAAAAATTTCTATCAGTAAACCCTGGTGTTACCTGTCTTTTGAGTTTAGTGAGGAATTGTTTAAGAAAAAGTACGTTTAAATTTTTAACAGTCACACCTGCAGTGTGGGAATCTGTAATTGTTGAAGAAAATGTTAGTTCATCTGGTTTACCAGAAGTAATATATGTTGTGATCCCACTAAAACCTCTAAAACAATTTACAAACTTTGAATCAGTTTTAGTTTCGTAAAATATAATTTCATTGTCAATTTGTATGATGCCATTATTATCAGAAAATCCTTCAGTAGAAAGTACCTCAATAGTATCATTAACAGAATCTAACGATTTCGTTAGTTCAGTAGAATCCACAATATTATACAATTGATCTACTTTTACGTACTGATCAATATTATTAATAATATCAATAGGACCACTTTCAAATTCCTGAGAGACATAATATTGCTTTATGAACTCGCCTAGTAAAGGAAAGTCCTCTCTAACATATCTAGGGAGTTGACTCTCAACAATTTCTTGAATTTTTACTCTATCTACTGTCATTTGTATTCTGACTTATTATTAGTAAGATGATGATCTAGTCCCTCTACTTGCAGTAGAGATGTTTGTGTTTCTGGGTACATCAGGTGATGTTACCACGGTAAATTCTGTGTTGGTTTGAACTATAGGGTTACCTCTAACCAAATCAGTAGAACCATAACTAGATGAGACAATGTAGTTAGTTCCCGACACATCATTTCCAGAAGAAATATTGTCAGCGATAACATCAACTGTTGTATTATTTACATCTAGTTGTAAATAGAGATCTTGAAGACCAATTACATCATTTGAGTATGGAGATGCAGAAACTTCTATTAGAGGAGTCCCTCTATTTAACAGTGTTGAGATAATGTTAATTGGGTTGAGTCTAATCTCACCCTTTAAATAATCAATGATACCTACATTTTGTCTTACAATATAAGGCTCTGACGAAGAATTAAGTTTGAATAAGAAAACAGTACCTTTACTTAAATTACCGGCCGGACTATCACCGAGATATACGATTCCACTAATACCACTGACAGTAAACCCAGAGGATTTAATATTATATCCAATGAGATTCCCGTCGAAGTTTGCTCCATGTCCGTGGTTCTTTATATAGAATCGATTACCAAAACATAATTCATACTCGACAAAGGTATTCAGTCGAGCATTTATATCTCTTCTAACATCAATATTGGTAATGTTGGAAGTAACTGACTCGTGACTTTGGTCAATTACTTTTTGGAACCTAGAATATTTAAATCTTCCTCCAAACTTATTGAGATCCGATGATTCAGAATAGTTAGTAATATTAGTTGTAACTACATTTTGAACGAATGATGCAGTCGGTGCAAGATTTGAATCATAATATACACTACATTTTGCTTCAACATACAAATACTTTAAATCAATAATCTCAGGCAAAATACCCGCAACGGAGTATTTTCTCAACCGTTGTTGTAAATTTTGTTTGATACCACTTGACAATAATACACCATTATATGGTTTGACACTTATAAACACCTTACCATAAGAAGGTGGAGTCAAATCTTCACCTCCATACGCAGAAACAGATTCGGCCTCAGGATAGATTTGTGGAATCAATGCCTCATAGTCAGCTGCGGTGACTGCTCTATTCTGTGATGCATAAATTTGAGGTGCATATTTTTTAACCGAGTTAACAGATTCAATTGATTTACCACCACCAGAAGATACTTCCGTAGTTACAATCGATACACCAGAACTAATCGTATCTCCAGAACTAGATTTTAGATTACCTATAAATGCAAATTTATTAATATTGTTGGCAGATTCTCCATTAGTAATAATATAACTCGCTTCAACAACATTATTATTATCTAATTTGACACCAAATATACCATCACCAAATAATAGTTCGTATCTTTCTTGCCCAATCTCTTGAATAAAGTATGCTCTAGTCGATGCAGTAACATCAAACAAACTATTAAATAGTTTGAACTTTCGAGTTACAGTTGATTCCTGCGTATCTCTTACGACAACAGATAACAAGTCAGTATCAATACCAGAGTTAGGTAATACAAATTTCTGATTTACATTAGCACTATCAACAGTAAATGTTTGTGTAATATATGTTCCTTCGTATATCTCGATATTATAGAAGTCTGCAAATCCAGAAGAGTTCACTGGAACTGTAATATCGTTTGGAATTGAGAATATAAAATTCTTCGTACTATTCACACCAACTGACCTAGATGCCATGACTGCACCAGCCTTAAGTGTGACTGCTACAGCTGTGGTGTTTGAAACGTTGATTGTAAAAGAAACTGTTGCGATAGAAGCTTTCTTTGACCTTGGTACATACCCTATATTGCGTGCTAGAGATACCACATTCTCTCTTAAGGTGGCACTATCAATGAATACCTCATTAGATACCATATTGGCATTATAAGAGGTTATATACGTGTTGTAAGCTAACGTATCAAGAATAGTTGATAGATTAGATCCCTCAAAGTCATAGTCCGTGAAATTTGAATTCACACGGAGATAATCCTTGATGGAAGTCTTTATCTGATCAAAATCTAAGTTGCTAAAATTGACTAAGGGCATTTACCTAGTGGGCTGTAATGCGAATGATAATTGTTGTCGAGGAAGATCGATACCTACGATGTCATACTTAAGAGTAACTTCAAAGATATTATCATCAAAGTTTGGATTGACGATCACAGCAGTTAAACGAACTCTAGGTTCAAAGTTATTCACTGTGTTCCTAATTTCCGATTCAATTGAACTGGCTGTAAGTCTATCTAAATTCTCAAATAGTAACTTAGTCACATTACAACCAACATTAGGTTGAAATGGCTTTTCACCAGGTAATGTAAAAACCAAGTTACGAATTGATCGTGCAATGGCATTCTCATTTCTCAATGCAATTAAATCAAGATTTAATGGGTTAATCTTGAATGATGCACTGATATCTTTAAAACCTTGACTGACTCTTTGGACAGGCACGTAATGTTTCCACAACAATTATGAGTTATTTATTACACCAAACCCAATCTTTTAATCAATCAATGTTTGCTTGGTATCTTCATTCTCCCAGAAGTCTTTATAGTCAGTTTCACTCGCTTCATAGAATCCATCCTCACGAACCTTCTTCGTATTCTTTGGTGTCTTCTGATCGTGATTAATCTCTCTTAGAAAATTCTTATCCATCTATAATAAACCCCAATCTCTTATAGTTACTTTGTTCTATGTAGTCAGATATATCATCTCCCTCCCATACAGGAGTAATTGACTCACCACCATAATTAAAATTAGGATTACCTCTTAAATGTATCTCAATTAACTTACCATCAATATACTCACAATTTAACCAATCATATCTCTGACTAACTTCTTCAAACACTTTGGGTAATGGTATCACTCTATCTACCTTATACCACTTCTTCCACTTGTACAGAGGGTCCTGAGGGTCTCTCACACCCTTTACAGTTAACTCTTGTTGTCCCTTGTAATAATCAACTGATATGTGTTCTCCTTCAAATACTTCACACCAAAACTCAGCTGGATGTATATGCTCAGTATCACCTTCAAGATATTCAATACGGGCATGACGACTCATACCCATAAAATTAATACATGGTCGAACAATATAAAAATCGGGTCTAGGTACGGCTAGACCAGCTGGCCCACACTCATATCCTAATACCCGACTCACTTGTAACTTATTATAGACCCACAGATCATATGAATGAGTTGATACCCATTCATATTCTGTACTATATCTATCCTCTTCCTTGTCCACGATAACGTTTCCTTTTACCATTACGACTACTTGCGGCATACTTAGTATGAGCACCACAACCTTGTCGTGTTTTCTTTGGTTGAGATTCAATCATCGTTTGTCCCATAAGAGACTTTCGAAACTTTGCCATAATTTAATGTTGCTCCTTATAAATTGATTCTAATTGAACTTGGTTTTGTAGATGTTGTCGGTATTGCTTCAAATACTTCTCACTACTTACATCAGTAATTAATGTCATCTTTGAAGCAAAGTCCTTTGATTGATCAACTTTAAATTGATTTGCCATTCGTACCTTAGATAACCCTTGTCTTCTCATGTCCTACTCGAATACGAGGGTCGCACCAAATTTCGTAGCCAGCTTCAATAGCATCAAGACAGAAACTTACATCCTCCCCACACATATCCTGAACAGCACCACTTTCAAAGACTTGCATCTTTGGAGCAAACCATGGATACGTCATACCCTTATTCTCAAAGACACCATTCTGAATTAAGACCCATCCGAATCCAGTATAGTCAACAGTAAATGGCTTCTTACGCTTCGAAATACCATCAACCATCTCATGATTCATCACTCCACCATTATTACGGAAATCATCTTCCTCTAACCAATGTGCAACAGAGGTTGTCCGTCCATCTTCAGTTGAATACCAACCTGCACTAATAGGTCTCTCCGTCCCATCAGCATCTAATGCTACATCACATAATTGCCAAAACTTTTCAGTGTTGAACACAATATCACTGTCAATCCATAACTGATAATCATATTTTAACTTTCCATCCCATGGAATTTGGTCAGGCCCTCTCAACACATTTGCGCCGAGACACTTACATCGTGCGAAATTCACCATGCTTGAGTAATCCTGACTAATCTGTATACTCATCTGGTTTTGTACAAGATCAAAACATAACTGTACAAAATTCTTCATGAATGCATAACTACATCCCCTTCCAGGTAGACAAAAGACAATTGCCTTCCCTCTCATTCTTTCCTTGATTGCATCATAGTCCCACTCAGGACCTTGTTCTTTTGCCTTTGGTGTTGATGCCTTGACTGTAAATCCCTTAGCCATGCTGTAGTGTCACTCCAGTTCAACTTTTATTATACTTCGATATTTAGTGTCTGTCAACCTCAGATAACCTTCGGTTATCTTCACCTTTCAGGTTAGTTTGATGTATCTGACAGATTACTGATATCCTCTCTACCATGTAGTATTTCCACTACCTCATATGAGAGATCCTCAGCTACATAGTCAGTCTTCATAAACCCTACCATCATATTCAAACACTCCCAGTTATACTTAAACTTCTCATGATCTAATGAAGGCAAAATACATTCATCCTTCAAATATATGTGATACAACTTCGATATACTCATACGGCCTGCGAACCTCTGGGGGATTTTTTTATATAGAAACTTTTTTTTATTCGCAAAATATATAAAGGCCGATCGAGTGTCGTTGTAGGTTATGCAAGCCAGCTTTTTCTTAAGGGCGGCCACTATGCGACCATAAGGATAACATCGAAAATCGAAAAACACTGTCGCTTAGACATATTAACTGCTCATCGCTAATTATAACATAAGGACTGTTATTTGTCAAGTTGTTATCACTAACTGTTTCGATAGTGTTATATCTGAGGGAGGAGAGATTGTCCTCCCTATGTGTTACTTACCAACCATAAATCTCTTTG